GTTGAAGACATAAAACTCCTCAACTCTCTTAATAACATCGATTTTTGTTTTTGCGTCTTTCTCTTTCTCGACATTACGAACTTTCTTAACTTTTAATGGGTCAATATTTCTAATATCAACCATGCCTGCCTGAGGTCTCTTGGAATCTACTATTTTGTGGAAGTAGATACGACCATCGACATACCATTTTCTGAATATCTCGTGCGAATTTTGATGAAATTTCATTAAGGAAAGAATTTCCCTAAACTCAGCATGCATTTTCTTCTGAATTGCATCTGATAAATCTACATCTCTCAAGTCTAACGAGACTACTCTATCTTGGGTATCTGAAACTATACATTCATTTACTATATCTTCTATAGCAATGTCACACTCAGGTACAAGAGATGTTTCTCGGTATCTTCTAATGAGGGCGACCTCATTCTTGATACCACCTTCCATATCGATGTAGGAACCATATGCCCCACCTGATATATAACCGCCTGGTGATTGTTGAATAATGGGCGTGCCATCATCTTCCTGCGGTGCAACAAATGAAGTGGCCGTTTTCTTGGCCACATCCGTTGTTCGTAACTCGTCTTTCTTACGAGTAATTTCAAATCCTAAAATATCCATAACTATATTTATAACACCCAATTAGGCGTTAATTTCACTTTATTTTTAAAGAACTCTTTCCCAATGCGAGTACTGGAATTCAACATCAAATGTCTCCAATGTATCAACTGTCTCGTAAGATAAGTCAATCGCACCAATAGAGGTGGGAAACATATTAAAGAATTCGTATCTTGCAAGGACTGAATCGTCTTTGTTTAATTGTTCGACAAATGCTCTGTCTACTAGGTAATCTAAATTAGTTTGTCCCTCACCACTGTCTAGTGCTTGGATGTCTGTTTGCCATCCTTCTAGAGCAGTCCTTGATGAGAATTCTACGTCATTAATTATTGTTACTGTCCAAGGTTCAAATGTTCTGTCTCCTGCGAGTTTCAGTGTATGTCCTCTGAACTGTTGTTCTACAACACCTAATGTAGCAGCGGGAATTTGTGCTGATTGACATAAAAATTCAATCTTGTTACCTGTTCTAGGTATAAAAACTCTAAATCGGTTAGCTCTGGGCCCACCACCTAAAAGTTGTGCTTTGAATTGGTCTATACTTGCCATCTAATTACTCCTTATACTGCGCCGTAAATTTCTTCAAACTGAACACCACTTCTAGCGGCAACAAAGTTTAAAGTTATGTAGTTGATTGATTTAGCAGGTTTCAAGAATATTGAACAAACGAATTCGTTTCTATCTTGAACTGCATCTGTATTGTTTGTTTCGTCACAAACTACTGAGAAGTCTACTAAACCTCTTCTGTTCTTCACATCTCTTAAGAAAGGTTCTACACTTGCACGGAATTGAGCCCTTGTGAATGAATCGTTAAATTCAAACAATTGAGCTTTAGCCGCAGTAGCGATTGCCTTTTCTAATACGATGAATAGTCTTCTTACATTGATTCTATCGAATGCACTAGGACTTGTTAATGCAGTCTTATCACCAAATAGTACAGTACCCTGTCCAGGGAATGTAACTATCGGATTAATTCTTGCACGATATAGGTCATCTCTAGATGCTTGTTTCGGATTGAAAGCAAGTTTAGTGATACCTAAGTACTGTCCTCTTGAGAACCCAGCAGGTGAGAACCATGGGTCTTGAAGTAAGTCACTTCTTGCCATGATGCCTGCGGTGTGTCCACATGCAGGAATCCAACAATATTTGTCGTTGTACTTCTCGTATTGATAAGTCCAACCACTGTCGAATACTGCGTAAGAACTAGATGTGCAATTTGCGTAATCTGCCTTAACATTTGTTGATTGAGTTGATTCACTTGCGACACCAACTACTGAAGTTTTTCTAGGTGATGCAATTGCAATACAGTCTTTTCTTAACTCTACGAGTTGTATTGCACTGTTTACTAATGAATTATGGTTTGCAACTGTATCTACTTCTGACTCAGAACCACCCCCAGCGTCACTCAATGTTGAACCAACTACTAAGAATGAGATATCTATTGTTTCTGCATCAGCAAAATGTGTATCCCAAGCAGCGGTTTTTTGTGCGACTGTTGAATTTTTTCTTCCATCTGCACCACCAGTTAGTGATGTACTCTCTGGAAGAGCGGGTCTAGTGAAAGCAGTACTAACTGCCTGTTGCAATGTTCTAGTCTCATTAGCAGAAGCGTAAACTCCTGTTGAATGACCAGACCACCATACATGTGTAGATTCTCTCTCTAACACATCTTTATAATAATTTGAATTACCTGTTGAGTCTTTTGCATCTGACCCTAATGATAAGAATGCGTGTGATTCTAACACAGCACCTTTAGTGCCTGTGAATAGACCATCTTCGTCTGATACGACAACATGGACTTCATCATTTACAGAACCAACTAATGTGGCCCCTGCTGATGTTCCTGGTGCCTTGTCAAACAATGCATAGTGTTCCCAAAATCTATCAATATTTTCATTATCAACAATAGCAGTTGTAAGACCAGTCCCAGCGGGTTGACCTAATGCCTTGATTGTTAATGTTTGTGATGCGATTCCTTCAACTGAATAATGCGTTGAATGATTTGTGAATTTGATGATGTCGCCAACTAAGAATGATGCGCCTGCATCGGTTACTACTGAAGTAGAACCAACTGCGTAGCCTGACCCATTGTTGACAGCAGTTACAGCGTCATTGAAATATGCGTTGGAAGATGCACACATTGAAACTTTAAGTGAGTTACCTAAAGCGCCTGCGTATCTTGCCACCCATTTTCCTACTGTACCATTTTGTCCACCTGATTTATAGGTGTTTACATAGTCATCTGAATGTTTTAATAATGTTGCTGAGTTGCCTGATGCGTTTGCGTTAAATAGACCAGTGTTAGATATTCTAACTACTGATAATGAAGACCCATATCTCAGGAAAGACTCGGCAGTGTAGAAGTCTTCAACAGATGCGTTATTGTCTGCTGGTTTGTAGAATTCTTCAACTAGTTGTTGTCCATCTGAAAGGGTTTTTACCTCATCAACAGGTCCCCATTGGAATACGCCAGCGAATCCACCTCTTGTTGAGGATACTGCTGGAACAACATTCGATAAGTCAATCTCTTTGACTTGAACGCCTGGTGAAACTTGAAATGCCATACTTTTCTCCTGTTAATGTATTTGTTACATTGTAAAAGTTGTTTACACTTTTATTTATATATTTATATTATCTAAGAACTCTTTAGAGGAGTTTTTCTTGTTGTGCAACTGACCATGCCTGTCCTTGAGAGTCAACAATCGTCTCAGCCCCATAGTTATCACCGAATACCCCTGCTGGTAACATATCATCCTCAATCATCTTTTGTTGTTCTGAGTATAACAAGTCTTTTACAGCGGTATCTGTCAGATGCGTAAAAAATTCTGTAGTAACAAACCATGCAAATAATACACAATTCATCACCATATCATCATGATACCCTCTATCTGCCTCAAAAGACGACCCTTTATTAACAAAAGTCATTAACTCTGTTATTGTCGGTCTATCTACTACAGTGAGTCTATTCTCTTCTAATAGTTCTTTGAGAGTGGAACATCCAACTCTCTTAATTTTTCTAGACATTGTAATGCCGATATCCTTTGCATGTGTCATTCCTTGAACGAAAACATTTGGATATTCTACATCATAATGCAATTGTGTAGCGACCATCGAACCTTCTGCGTTATTTTCTATAATAACTAAAGCTTCATTATATCTACTACAGTACTTATTTATTAAATCCGGAAACAGCATGGGGCTAATCATGTTATCTCTATAAGTACAAACTTGTTTAAACGGTCTCTGAGACACATCGAAGATACTAAAAGTAGAGTAATCAAACCCTCTTCCTTGTGATACATCGACTGTAACTACATAGTTATGATTCTCCATTGGTTTATCATATACTGTTAGACCGTCTTTATGCCATTCACCGTCTAGGGCTCTCATACCCAATAAGGTGTCTGCGTTGATAAGAGTATTACCTGTTCCTAAGAATGAGTTACCATACTCTTGTTCAAACTGCGCCTCTGAGGTGTTTGCAATAGTCTGTTTCTTCCATGCCTCATCACGACCAGGAACATCTTGCCAACCAATAGTAAATGCTTCATATTCTGATTGTTTGTGTATTGCACTCTCATATATCTTATGAAACATGTTACCAACACCGTTCGCAGTCGAGGTGATGATAACCTTAGAGTCTTTACCCGATGTTACCACTGGATATGTTGCAGTATAGAAGGTCTCTGCATCTTCTACGAATGCAAACTCATCTAGATATAGCATGTTAATAGACATACCACGAATAGAACTTGAAGATGTTGCGGCTGCGACTAGTTTACTATCATTGCCGAACTCTATGTTACCTTTGTTTAGTATTTTAACACCCGGCTGTAAGAAGAAGGGAACGGTCTCCAGCATGGTTACGATACGAGACACCATCTCTCTGGCAATCGCACCTTTGTTCGCCAGAACAGCAACGGTGACTTCTGGAGTGAACAATATGAACCATAGTAAGTAAGCACATGATGTTATTGATTTACCACTCTGTCTGGCTGCAAGAACTACGTTAAATCTATTGTCATTGAAGTGATTTATGAGTTTATCTTGATAACCACGGAGTTTAAATGGCACTAAACCTTCGTCTAGTGATATAATCTGAGTATAGTTTTCAATAAAGTGGCATGGGTCTGAAGAACATTTTTGATATTCTGCTATCTGTTCTTGGGTGTACTTAGTTTCTGTACCCGCCCTTTTGATTAAATTGTTACCTAAGTAACCTTCGTTCTTCGCTTGAACCATATTTTAGTCTTTGTTCTTTTTTAAGAACTTCTGTAATTCAGAAGTTGACCCAACATACAAATGATTGTGTTGTTGTCCTATCTTCTGTTGTTCTTCGCCCTCTAACTTCTTCATTTTACTCTGTAAATCTAGAAGTTTCTCTGCTGTTTCACCCACTGTTTTGATTAACTGACCTGCAACTTCATATGCACGAGGGTGTTCTGTTTCTTTTGATAATTGTAGTATGCCTTCGATTGCATCTTGTCCTCTTTCTACGAGTCCATACAGATTTTCTCTAGCGTACTTGTAGTCTGTTTCCATGTTCTCATGTCGAGTTGGAAGTGTAACTACTCTTGTTTCTTTTTTGATTTCCGATTCTATATTTAGAAGGCCATCTAATGTTTCATCTATTTCATTCATATTTAACTATTGTCTTCTTCACTGTAATCATCTTTAACACCATCGTCATAGAATGTGACATTCTCTGCGACAACAAATGTGTCATCTGCATCTACTGAACCCACAAACTGTAACTTGTTGATTGCGGATGTCATGTTGACAGCTGCACTTAGTACTATAGATAATTTGTTAGCTGCGATACTCGTTATCGTTGGGTTTGTTGTAAGATTAGTTCCAAATACTTCATCACCTACCGATATACTAGTATTTATTGCAGTAGGAAAGGTGACTGTGGAGGTGTTGTTTACTAAGTTAGATGACTCTGCAAAAGCAGGTTCATAGTGTTTAACCTCTTTGACTAATCCTGAGGCACCTATTGTTGATGATGTAAATGTATTAGAGTTGTCACCAATGTAAGTTCTTTCAACCACACTTTTAATTATGTTACCAGTATAGATAGGACCAAAGAAGTATGTCTTCATTGTGAAGTCTAAAGTATACTCTATAACTCTTCTATCTTCCATAGAACCTTCGTAATCGTCTTGGAATGATACAGAGTTTAGAACTATGGGTACATCTCTATGGTCTGCCATGGAGTCAACCATTTTCATTGTGACTGTATACTCTGGTTGAAAATATGGTAATAT